GGACCCGTCAGACGAAACCAAGCACCGTAGCAACGGTGACGTGGTCGCTATCGCCGTTCGGAACGTCAGCGGGGTTGCCCTGCTGCCTAAGACAATTGTCCAGTTCAAGACTGATGCAATTGGCAAGGAAGTGGACGGAAATGCAAATTCGTACAGTCAGAAAGTTGCGGGCGTGGTAGACGACCACCTCCCCGCCGCTGGCTGCCTTGATGACGACATTTGCTGGATCATTGTCAAGGGTCCGTGCCTGGTCAAGTCGTCGTATACCACCCTGGGTTTGGCCGCCGCGATCAATGATCCCGTTCATGCCAAGACAGCCGCCGCCAGCACAGCCGGGGCGACTGAGAGTGGTAGGTTTGACAGAAATGCCGCAGCGGCAGCGACAGGTGCTGATGCATTGCTAGTCAGCCAGAATGCCATTGGCACGGCTATCACGGCACGAACAGCCGGTGATACTAACACAGACACGCTGATTGACCTGTCAATCAGATAGAGACTGCCGGCACCGAGACGGTAGCCGCTGTTCGGTGCCACGACCGAGCAGCGGCTATTCGTTTGTAGAGAGCATGGCGGTAGTGGTGGCATGGGAGGCTTGAGTTTCAGTTTGGCGCACAACAAGAGAGACAACAATGCCGATGAAGCATGACGTACTGATATGCACATTTAGTTACGGTGGCAACGGGGGGATGAAGTCTGAACATCCTGACGTGCGTGACTGGCTCCTGAGATCCATTCCGGAGATGAAAGCGGACTCTCGGATTGGCAGGGTTAACCTGGTGGACATGGCGGACACGCCGATCACCATGACCCGCAACCGCGCAGTTCGTTTAGCCAGAGAGGAAAACTACGACCTGCTGTTGATGCTTGACAGCGATATGGCTCCCGACCTTCTCCTTGGGCAGGACCTGGAAGCCAAGCCGTTCTGGTCATCGTCCCTGGACTACATGATCGAATATGGTAAGCCTCTTGTTGTCGCGGCTCCCTACTGTGGCCCACCTCCGGAAGAAAATATTTATGTGTTCCGTTGGAGAGGAATGGAGTCGGATACTCCGGATGAGGTTGATATGAAGCTGGGTCAATTCACACGGGAGGAGGCTTTCGAGAGAGGTGGTATTGAACACGTTGCCGCCCTTCCGACAGGTCTTATTCTCTGTGACGTGTCGGTGTTTGACCTGACTGAGCCAAAAGAAAAGGGCGACAACCCGTGGTTTTACTATGAGTACGAGGACGTCTACGAGTCACAGAAGTGCTCAACCGAGGATGTGACTGCGACCAGAGACCTAAGCCTCAAGGGAGAGTGTGAATGGGGATACAACCCGGTGTGTGTGAACTGGGACGCCTGGGCAGGACACTGGAAGCCCAAGGTTGTAGGAAAACCCCAGCTTGTGACCCCGTCCATGGTCAGTGACAGGCTGTTGAAAATAGCGCCGACGAGACTTCCGGAAAACGAAAAGCGGAAACACGTCGATTTCACATCAGGGCTGGACAGGTCCTGGGATGTCCCGCAGCGTCCATTCAAGGTTCCTAGATAGGGGTGGTGACATGGTAGGGGTACGAACCAAGCCATGCAGCTTCTGTGGAAAGACCAAGAAGCTCTCTGATTTCTACGCTCACAAAGGTAAGAAAACCAACGGGCAGTCAAGCTGGTGCAAGTCGTGCCAGGAGTCTGACCGGAAGAAGAAAACTGCCGACGAACGCAAGAAGGGTCGGCAGGATATGTTCAAGGAGCTGGTTGCAGACATCCGTGGTGACAGGATCGAGGTGCCGCACCCGACAGAAGTCGCCGCAGAGATGTACGAGCAGTTCGGCGGACTCAAGGCTTTCTGTGCCGAGTGGATGCGTCACATCAACGATGCCGCCACCGACAGGCCGGGCAGCAAGCTGGTCCTGGACGCCTTCTACGCGGTCGGAATCCGGCTAACTTCCCTGTCAGCCGACCATCGCCAGAGCGCCCCCGACTTGGCGTCACTGACTGACGATGAGCTTGAGGAGGAGATAGGCAAAATGGTCGCCGGTCTTCTCGACAACCGTCCCGAGCTTATCAACGAGTTGGCCAACAAGCATGGGCTGAAAATCCATGACCCGGCTGAATCGGAAATGGAGACTGCGTGACAACTAAAGAGGCGATGGAACGCATCGGAAAGGCTGCGGCTGAGAAGCATCGTCGCAGGTCGGAGGCGTTGCGTATCTATAGGCCTCTGAAGAGCCAGATTCCGTTCCATCTGTCGATGGCCAGTGAGCGCATAGTCCGGGGCGGAAACCGATCAGGAAAGTCGATGTCGGCGTTTGCTGAAACAGCGTCCGCAGCCACGGGTATGCCGATATACACAGACGACGGGCCAATGCCCTTCAAGTACCCCAGGGACAGGGGTTTGCTCATCTGGGTGGTGGGGTACGATCAACGTCATATCGGCGGAACTATCCACAGAATGCTGTTCCGACCGGGTGCATTCCGGATCATCAAGGATGAGATCACGACGGAGTGGCGACCGTTCTGTCCATGGAACGAATATGACGCTGCCCACGAGGAAAAGTCCAAGGAAGCTCCGCCACTCATCCCCCCGCGTCTGATCGAGCCAAAGGGGTGGGCTTGGGAGAACAAAGGAGAGCGTGTATTCACTGTTTGCAGGCTTCTGAATGGCACGGAAATACACGCCTTCAGTTCTCATGGTGAGCCTAAGCAGGGCGATCCGGTTGACCTCATTCACATCGACGAGGACATCGAATATCCCCGTCACATCCCTGAGTACCAGGCACGGTTGTCTGACCGCAAAGGGCGAATGATCTGGTCGGTGTGGCCTCACTCCAAGAACGATGCCCTTATCGAGATGAGTGAGCGGGCCTCGGAACAGAAGAAGCGGAAGGACCCCGACGTCTTCGAGGTCACGCTCAGATACAGTGACAACCCCTTCATTGACAAGAACGAGAAGCGGAAGCGTATTGAGGCGTGGTCGAAGCGAAGCCCGGAAGAAGTTCGGTCCAGAGACCTCGGTGAATTCATCACGGACACAGTTCTGGTGTACCCGAGTTTCTCAGAGGAACTTCACGGGACCCCAAAGAAAACGGTCGAGCTTGAGGACAAGGTTGACGAGGCAATCAGGAAGAACAATGGGGTTCCCCCGGACGACTGGTGTCGGTATCTCGCTCTCGACCCTGGCCATGTCGTCTGTGCCATCCTGTTTGTTGCCGTTCCCCCGCCATCCCTGGGGGATCATGTCGTCCTGTACGACGAGCTGTATCTTCGACGGTGTGATGCGGCTGAAACAGCGAGGATGGTTGCTGCCAAGGTGGGCGGGAAAACCTTTCAGACGTTCATCATCGACAACCGCGCCGGTCGCCAGACCCCGATGGGATTCAACAGGACGGTCAAGCAGCAGTATGCTGACGCATTCGGTCGCTACAACGTCCGAAGCGAGATGACATCGAACAATTTTGTTCCAGGCAGTGACAACATCCAGGCTGGCATAGGCCTTGTGAGGGAGTGGATGTCTGTCAGGACGGACGGAACGATCAAGATGAAGGTCATCATCAACAGAACGCCCAACTTGAAGCGGGAATTCTACAGATACCACAAGCGTGTGGTGGGTTCAGAGGCAAAAGAGGAACCTGTTGACCGCAACAATCACCTGATGGACTGTTTGAGATACCTCGCAGCCCACAATATCGAGTATGCTAGGCCAACACCGGGAAAGGCACACCCGTCACCGGCCTGGAAAGCGTTTCAGAAGTGGCAGGAAGCCGAAAACGGCGAAGAAGAAAACGAGTTCGTTCACATGGGACCCGGTAGGGGCTAGACAACAGGGAGACACGGCATGGATTTGGAAGTGGGCACGAATTGTGTGTATTACTCGCAGGCTGACAAGACAAAGGAGCCGGAAGCGTCTGTCGTCGTTGGGACAAATGGGATGGGTGTTCTCTACCTGACCTGTTTCCCTCGTGGCGGAGGCATTTCGTCACTCCACAGGAACGTCCATCATGTTGATTCGCAAATCCTGAAGGAAAAGACGGGGATGGCGACCAACTACGGAGGCTGGGACACCATTGAGAACGCTGCTGGCAGACGCAAGGTTGTCATGGAGAAGGCGCGGGATCGTGCGTCCGAGCTGAGAAAGGTGGACAAGGATAAGCGTGACAAGGACGAGGCGCTTGCCAAGGAGCTTCGTCTTGAGGAGCGGGTGTGGACTCTCTATGACAAGGGTCTGACTCACGCCGAGATTACTAGCGACATGGGTTCTGGATGGACTGTTGCTAAAGTCCGTGCAGTCCTAGACAAACCAGTTGAGGCCAGAATCTGATGCTGCCAGAAGGTAGGACCGAAGACTACCTGCGGCCACTCGTTACTGGATGGCTCGGCAAGATCGAGCTGGGCATCCAGCACAAGAGTTGGTTCCAGGATATCTCTGACCAGTGCATGGCGTTCTTCAGCGCGTCCAGCGGGTTCATGTGGGACCCGAAGTTCAAGAACAAGTACCTGAAGACGAACACCAGCCCACGCTTCCGGATGACGATGTCCAAGGCGTTTGAGCTGGTGGCACTGTTTGGTCCTGTCCTGTACTGGCGCA